CACTTACCCCCACCCCACTCCACACCATGCGCCCGGTCAAACCTTTCACATCTAATCCCGAAGACTCCGCACAACCCTAGAAACATTGCCTCCCAAGATGAGTCCATGACATTTCCCTGCCAGTCAACATATTTATCTACGGTAATATTGCGCTTGTAGAAACATTCCCGAGAGCAGTATCTTCCTCTATCACTTGTTGACTTGAACCTCTCTACTTCTTTTCCACACACATCGCAAGGGAAGAGGACACGCAGCTCAGGATTCCGACGACCTAATCCTGAGCATTTCCTAGAACAATACATTTGCCTGGACTGCCGTCGACCAACAGGGAGCTGAAATTCTTCGCCACAATATTGACAAAGGCGCTTAACGGGAGGCTGCATATTTTCACGACGCACAGCGACACCCTTCGCGCTGTAGTTGATACGTTGCGTATCAGACATGCGCTTGATCCCACTAAGTATCTGAATGTCAGCCTCATGCAGCCACCCAGAAATAGTGTTGACGCTACGACCTAGTGTGGTTGCGATAGCTTCAATGGTAGCGCCCTGTTCATAAGCCTGAACGGCCGCTATCCGATCTTTTTGAATAGCAACAGAAGATCCGCCTTCAAGATCCTCTGTCCATCTTGCCACCGTAGCGGAGGATATCTTTAGCGCACGCGCAATCTCGGCATATGTTTTACCTTCGCTATACAGCGCACGCGCCCGAGCACGACCGCTATTTTTCCGAGCCTCTCGCCCACCTTGGCCGGCAACACCACGTTCGGCAGCCAAACGAGAAATGATGGCACGAGATACGGAAAAATGATCCGCTACTTCTTGGTATGTCTTGCCGTCGAGATACATGTGCATAGCTTCGTCAGCAATCTGCCGTGTACGAGGTGGCCGAAGGACGTCAGCCTTCTTCAACCATCCCCATACAGTCTGCTGCCTCTGCCCCACCAGCCGAGCCACGTCAGCGGCAGAACGGCTCGTGTCCTCCAGGTAGAGCAAGATCGCACTCTGCCGCGCCCACTCGTCGTAGTCAGGTTCAGTCGTCATGCCCCTGAAGCTACGGGAAGCACTCTGGGATCGCAACCAGCGAGGGATTATGGAAGGGGTGGGTGTTTGTTCCTATACTTTCAGGATGCCAGGGCGGAGACAAGCGGAAGCCCCCGCCTCCAAGTGAGGAAACAGGGGCTTCTACCTGGTAAAACGCGATGACCCAGCCCTCTCAGGGCTTCGTCACGGTCGCGATCCCACGAGGGTTCAAAATCACCATGGAAACCATCTCGTCGAAGACCCAGCCCTTCCAGAAGGCTTCGACATTGTGGTTCTCCTCCACGTCCAGGGAGTAGAGAACCGGGAAAACCCCGAGGAAGTTCGGCTCCGGGGTCAGGAACATCGTCTTCGGCGGGACGATGATCGACCGCTGGAACTGGAACTCGCCGAAGGTGGTGATGGTCTCGCCGGCCACCACACGGTCCTTGAACGCCCAACCGGTGGTGTTGATGTCCCACCGGAAGAAGTCCCGGTAGTCGTACGGGTTGACGAGCAGCCGGGCGGCCTGGAGCTCGTGCATGTCGGTCTGGGCCACGGCCGTGTACAGCGAGGCCGGCGTGTAGTAGCCCGAGGTCTCCGTCACGTTGTGGTTCGGGGTGACGGTGTGGTCCGGCCGGGTCGCGTAGTCGTTCACGGCGGCCTGGAGGATCACCATCAAGCGGGAGTCCTCCTGCTTGAGGATCGCCTGCTTGGTCTCGTCCTGGGCCTGCTCGACCGCGTTGATGCGGAGGTAGAGCAGGTCCTCCTTGCGGATGGCCGGCCGCGATGCGATGCGGAAGAACCGCACCGGAACGCGCTTGCCTTCGAACGGGGTGATGCGGACTTCACCCTCGTGGCCGGACATGATGTACGCCTGGCCCAGGTCGTCCCACACGTCGTACTCGACGGGGGTGCCCGGCGTCACCGGGTCCTCGATCAGCACGTTGCGGGTGATGCCCTGGTAGCGCAGCTTGAGCTGGATGGGGCCGATCATGCCGACGCCCAGACGACGGATGCCGTTGACCTCGTCGCTGAGGATCAGGGCCATCTTCTGGACCTTGGCCTCATGGGTCAGCTTGTTGCCCGACTCGCGCCTGGCCAGGATCTGGGAGACGTAATCGTCCGACTTGCGCGCGGCGACGTGGCGTCCGAGACGGCCACCACCAGCGAGAGCGATGTTGCTCATTCTCTTCCTGTCTCTCTCGTAGTCTCTGGTGGCCGGGATCAGGCGTTGGCCCCGCGCAGGCCGCCCACGCGGATCTTGGTCGAGGAGACGACCTGGAGGAGGCGAGCCACGGGGTAGGCGGCCGCGCCAGCGGTGCCCATCGGGCAGAGCTGGCCGCGCTTCGCGCCGGAGGTGTACGCACCGACGAGCACGAAGGTGCCGTCGCCCGGGTCGGTCCAGGACACCGTGGTGTCGAAGGCCGGCGCGAGGACCTCGAACTCGGCGTCCTGGCTGAGCACCCAGACGGCCGCCGCGTTGACGCCCTGGTCGGAGATCTCGTCGATCCCCAGAACCGGAGCCATGAAGAAGGCGCTCAGGCCGTAGGGAGTGCCGGTGCCGTTGATCAGCGTCACGTTGTCGCCGGAGGTCTTCATCAGGGCCATGCCCGGGTAGATGTCCACCGACTTGTCCCACGCCGGATCCACGAAAGCCGCCTTCGGGGTGGCCTGCGTGAACGCGTAGATGGGACGGATCGTCCTCTTGAGGTAGGACAGGTTCAGCGGGGTACGGAACATATCCGCTTTCCTCCCAAGGCTTCTGTGTGGAGGGGCCTCGGGGCCTCCCGAACGCGTCCCTCTCCTTCAAGACTTGAATTGGGCTCGCAAGGGATTGAACAGGATCACAAAAGGCGAAAGGCCCCTCAGTCAGAGTGGACGACTGAGGGGCCTTTCGATATTGAGTTGTGTTGATGTCACATCGGATGTCGAGAGATCACGGAGCCTGGGTGCCGTCGGCCGGCTGGGTGCCCACCGGGGTGCCCGGGTCGCCCACGGGAGTGCCGGTGTCGCCACCGGAAGCCGGCGGGGTGGTGCCGCTGTCGGCCGGCGCGTTGGCCAGGGCCGTGCGCGCAGCCGCGATCTTGGTCTCCAGGGTGTCGGCCACCTGCTGGATCGCCGCCTGGTTGCCGGACTGCACCTCCTGCTGGAGGTTCGCGATCTCGGTCTCCACGTCGGACAGCAGCGTGTCCAGATCCGCGAGGGCGGTGTTCAGATCGGCCATGTCGAGGCTCTCCTTCTGGTTGAGCTGCTCCAGCGCGGACCAGACCTGCGCCAGAGCGGTATGGAATTCGGACTTGGTGACGACGTACACGACGCCTCCTCAGTCGAACAGGTCCGAGACGTCCTCGTCCTCGACTGCGGCGGTTCGAGCCGGCAACGGGGTCGCCCCATTCTGCATCGAAGGGACGGTGCGCCGCACGGTGGACGCGGTGCGGGGCACGAGTCGCTGCGAAGCGGGCTGAGACGTCTTCCTGGACGCTGCCGTGCGGATGCCCTCCATCAGCGAGATCTGGCTCATGATGTCGGAGTCCGAGAGGGAGGCGTCCCTCTCGATGCCGGGGGCGACTTCCAGGTCCGTCAGACCCTCGGGTGCCAGGCCGGCCTGGATCCGCAGCCGCGCCAGCTTGATCGAGGCCAACGTGCGGTTGATCTGGCCGTTCTGCACCGAGGCGGTGCGCTGCGCGTTGGCGAAATCACCACGCAGCGGGAAGGCCACGTCGGGCTTCATCGGGTCGCCCGCGCGCACGTCGGTGAGGGTCTTGACCTCGTTGAGCGGACGCGGGTTCTGAGTGCCGTCCACCGGCGCGGTGACGTCGACCAGGTTCTTCAACGCGGGCGCGTCCACGTCCATGCCGGGGGTGTAGACCGTCGACACCGCGTCGGCCGCCACGTCCTGGGTGCTGCCCGGCACCAGGCCCGGCGCGTTCACGTCGGCGAAAGCCTCCGGCGTCTTGGCGTCCTGGGTGGTCTGGGTCGGAGGCACGGCCGGGGGCTCCGGGACCGGCTGGGCCGGGTTCTGGACATCGGCGCGCTTGATCATGGCGGCGACGACCTCGTTCTGGACGCCGGCCATCGACGCGAGCGCCTGGAGGCCCTTCGTGAGAACCTCGACGCTGTGACCGAGAGCCGCGATCCGCTGATTCTGCGTGGTGATCGTGTCCGACTGCTCGGTGATCTGCTTCTGCTGTGCCGCGAGGGCTTCCAGCGCTGGGCGCATGATCTACTCTTTCCCTTCGATCAATGCATTGTTCCGAAGAACCGGTTCATCACTTGAAGGGGTTCGACTTCTTCTTGGCAGGACCCTTCGAGTCATCGTCGGTGTCCTCATCGGATCCGTCGTCGACATCCCCATCGTCATCGGGGTCTTCGTTCTTGGCCGGCAGCTTGCCGAAGGGGCTGTCCTCCTCGGAACCGTCGTCTTCATCCTCGATTCCGGCCTTGTCATCCTCGGGAGCCGGCTGCTGTGCGGAGGACTCGGCTTCAGGGTCCTGGCCCATTCCGTCTTCGGCGTCGACCATGCCCAGCTGGTCGGGGTCGAGCAGCACGCCCTTGCCACAGTTCGGGCAGACATCGCCTTCGGCGAAGCCGTTGCCCTGGTCGCCAGTCTGCGGGCTCATGGTGTTGGTGGTGACCGGCTCGCCGGCCTCGAACTCCATGCCGCAGTTGTCACAGGTCAGCATCGGCTGTTCGTCCATCGTGCCGGACTGCGCGTCCATCGGCTCGCCGGTCTTGTCGTCGAATCCGTCGCGGTCCTGGTCGTTGACCGCGTCCTCCAGGTCGGTGACGTCGGTGCCGTCGAGGTCGAGGTTGTTCTTGCGCAGGTCGACCCTCTTCGCCATCTCCAGGTCGGGGTCCTGGAACTCCTTCGGCGGTGCGACGAAGCCACAGACCTTGCACTCGGTGCCGTCATAGGAGTCGGACTGCCCACAGACCGGGCACTCCTCGTCCCGCAGGGTGTCGACATCCGCAGGCGCTTTGGTCTCACCGAAGGCGTGCTTGCGACGGGCGACGTATCCGGTGCCAGGACCGGCATGCTCCAGGTCGGGATAGTGCTTCTGCCGGAAGTCGGTCCACGCCTGTTCCTGGTTCTGGCGCGACTTCTGCCGGCCCCGATCCAAGCGGTCGTCGTGTCCCTCGCCGGCCCGCTTGCGCTCCTCGGCCTGATTGAGTCGCTGCCGGGTCAGCCAGGTGGCCGCCTGCACCTCATGCGGCTGGACTGGACGCCCTTCCTGCTCCGAGATCCGGGCGGCAGCCTCGTGATATGCCTTGACCACGTGCCCGTAGTAGTGGTCCTGGGTCTTCGGGAAGGTCGAGTAG